AATCGTCACAACGAGAATACCAATTAGACTTAACATAAATTCCCGTTGCAAGTATTAACAGTTATGATTTATTAGTTTATCTAAATGGGATTGAGATAGAATATTTACAAACTTGGACATTTGAAGGCGCCGGGTCGTTTGATTCAACAGCTGATCCTCAGTCTCAACCTGGTTCAACTATTACACTTACTGCTGGTATCGGTGATCCGGGCGACGAACTAAAAGTTTATGTAATTAGTTCGGGAGAATATCGAATGGGTTATTATGAAAGTGATAATAATTTTGTAAAAACACCAGGCACACTATATTTAGACACGCCTTACAACGAATTTGACAAAATAAAAGTATACCAATTTAGTAATCACAATAGTCAAAAATTTGAACGTCAGAGTTTTGAAGTAACTGAAAAAACAGAAACTACTCCAGGTACTGATCTGTATAATAAATTTACATTATTAAGAAAAGGATTTATTACACTTAACAACCCTGCAATTGATGCTGAATATGTATGGGTAGTTAAAAATGGAAACTTATTAACGCCAAGTGTTGATTATTCAATTACTGCAAATAAAAAATATGTTAAATTAGTTTCACAACCGGACGAAGGTGATAAACTACAAGTATTACATTTTGCAAATAGTGTAGTTGTTGATAAGTTTGGATGGAGACAATTTAAAGATATACTTAACCGTACGCATTATAAGCGACTACAAAAACTATATCAACTTTCAGGACCTTTAAATTGGTATGATAAAATAATTAATGTTGTCGATGCTTCAGACTTGCCAGAGCCTGATGTTGATGCAAAATACCCTGGCGTAATTTTTATTGAAGGTGAAAGAATCGAGTACTTTGGAAAATCTGGTAACGAATTAACACAGTTACGTAGAGGAACACTAGGTACCAGTATTAAAGAAGTATACGATGCAGGTACACAGTTTATGGAACAAGGCGTTTCTGCTACAATTCCATATAACGATGAGACTCAAATAACTTCGTCTACTTCAGGCGGATACAATACTGGAATAGACGATTATGAGAATAGCGTTGGAATGAACGTAACGTCCATTACTTACAACTTCAATAATAATACTGCTTTCCCAGTTAGAGTTCCAGGAGTGTACGAGCAAATTTGTACAGTAATTGGAGAAGGATTTACTAATAGAGTTAAAGTATTAGTAGGTGACACTGAGTGCGAAACTAGATTTGTTAGTGATACTGAACTAAACTTTGATGTTCCTGGATTTAATGTACCCGGTGCGTTTGATTTAATAGTTATAAATCCGGCTACAAATATTCCAATTGATACTCCGCAGACTAGCTTTGTTGTTCCTGGAGGCATTAAGTATGTACAAATATTACTACCGTATGCACCGATTCCAAATCCAACAAGTGCTACTGGATGGTATAAAGATACTATTCCTGAAGAGTATTGGGAAGCACAAGATATTGAAGTGTTTACAGCTGGCCAAAGACTCCGCAAGACTCCTTTGCAGTCTTATAACTACTTAAACCAAGACAGCCCGGAAGGTGACATTACACTAGAAGCAGAATTTGCAGTAAATAAAAATGTAGGTGCATATGTAAGATTAACAACTCCGCCGCCTATCGGAACAACAGTAAATATTTTTAGAAAGGTTGGAACTTTATGGGCTGACATAGGAACAAGTATTGCAGAAAGTGATTCTAACATTGCTAAGTTCTTACGCGGCTCAACAACTGACCTACCACGATAAATAGTATAGCAGGATAAACAAAATGACAGATAATTTAAATGATTTAAACGGAGTATTGCTACAAGGTCACATTAAAATAAGTGATCCTGAGTCTGGCAATGTCATAGTAGACAAGCGAAATGCTATACACTATGAAAATATGAGTATCTCACTAGCTGAGTCGTTAGGTAACGGCGGCACTGGTTGGATATACGAAATGAGTTTTGGTAATGGAGGAACAAGCGTCGATCCAACAGGTATTATTACTTACTTAACACCAAACTCAACTGGTACTAATGCAAGTTTGTATAATCAAACATATACAAAAGTTATAGATGACAGAAGTGTAAATAATGTTGACCCGATTCGTAACAAAATCGAAACAAGACATATAAGCGGCACAAACTATACCGACATTCTTGTTAGCTGCCTATTAGATTATGGCGAACCTTCCGGGCAAGATGCATTTGATAATGCAACTGACGAAGCAAGTTCGTTTATATTTGATGAATTAGGATTAAGAGCATATTCGAGTACAGGAACAGGACGTCTTCTAACACACGTTATTTTCCATCCTGTACAAAAAAGTTTGAATAGACTGATTCAAGTCGATTATACAGTTAGAGTACAATCGCTTTCAGGGTTTAACGAGGTGTAATGAATGCCATATACAATTCCATATTCAGATGAAGCAAATAACGGTACAATTACAGTAATTGACAATACAATAGATCAGACTACTTCGATAAAGTTTCCTGGTAAAAATGTCACATCTTACGGTAATGCTATTGCAGAAAACTTTTTACATATTTTAGAAAATTTTGCAAGCTCTACAGAACCGCCTAGAGCAACAGAAGGCCAGCTCTGGTACGATACTACTCCAGGCGCAGAACAATTAAAAGTATACGACGGCACTGTTTGGGTACCTGCAGGTGGGTTAAACAAATCACCAAGTGCGCCTGATGTTGCATTTTCACAAACAGGCGACTTATGGGTTGACACAGACAACCAGCAGTTATATCTTAATTCAGGTTCTGGCTGGGTTCTAGTAGGTCCTACATTTAGTGACGGTTTGTCGACTGGTACAAGCCCGATTACAATTACAGGTATTGACAATGTAGATTATACTGTCTTACAAGTTGAAGTTGAAGCAAAACCTGTAGTAATAGTTAGTGCAGATTCGTTTACTCCGAAGGTTGTTATACCGGGATTTACAGTTATTAGACCAGGAGTAAATTTATCAACTACTGATTTTTTAGGTGACGGTAGTACTCCTAAATTCTTTGGCATAGCAGAAAAGGCAGAAAATTTAATTGTTAATAACACCCCTGTTGCAGCTGGTAATTTTTTAAGAAGCGATGTTTCGAGTACAACATTATTTCCGATTAATGTACAAGCAAATACGGGATTGATTATTGGTACCGATGCTGCATTAAACATTGGTGTTGATGGACAAGCTGGTATTATTAGACACCAAATTGAAGGTTCAAATATTGACCTACAAGTAAAAGCAAGTGGATTAACTAAAACAGTGCTGCGTGTTGATTCTACACAGCGTATTGGTATTAATAATCTTGCTCCGGACGAAGCATTAGATGTTATTGGAAATATTCAAACAGATTCGGATTTATTTGTAAACGGAACAACGCAGAGTTCTACTACTAATACTGGTAGTGTTATTATTAAAGGCGGTGTAGGTATTGCTAGAGATGTTAATATAGGCGGAGACACACAGATCTTAGGTCTTTCAACACTTGGCCCTACTATTCCGGATGGTAATAACACAAGAGATTTAGGATCTCCTACTTCTAAGTGGCGCAATGTCTATTCAACAACATTTGTAGGAAACTTAACTGGTAATGTAAATGGTACAGTTTCGGGTATTGCTGGATCTGCAAATAAACTAACTTCTGCAAGCTCTTTTAGAATTGCAGGCGATGTTGCAACAACAGCAGATGTTGTATTTGATGGACAATCAGGTGGATCACAAAAAGTATTTAATACAGTAATTTCGAATGAAATTATTTCCGGTAAGACAGAAACATTTGAATCTCAAGTCGATGATGAATTAATTATTAACAGAACATCAGGTAATACAGGCTTATTTAAAATTTCTAGAAGAAACTTGTTAAGTGCAGTTCCAGTTAATCCTCCAGGTGTGTTTATGCCTTATGCAGGAACTACAGTTCCTTTAGGATGGCTATTGTGTGACGGTTCTGAAATTAGAATTTCAGAATATGGCGCTTTATTTGAAACTATAGGGTATAATTTTGGTGCACGAGTTTCAATAACTCCGGGGTTCTTTAAAGTGCCAGACTTAAGAGGCAGATTGCCGTTAGGTGCTGACAATATGGGTGGTGCTGCTGCTGGTGTTGTTACAGCTGATTATGCTACTGGTATTGGTCAAATTGGCGGATCAGAAGTTGAAAGTATTGCTGTTGATAATTTACCAGAACACAAGCATGATCTTAGAGGAGATAGCGGTGACCAATATTATGCATTACGTGATGTTAGCGGTACACCAAACGACACTGAAGCTGTTGTATATGATGCTCCAAATGCAAGCGGCAATGGACAAGCATTGCCAAACAGTGGAGGCATTTTAACAAATGCAGAAGAATTAGGGGTACCATTAAATATTATGAACCCTACATTAACAATAAACTATATTATCTGGACAGGTAGAACGTAATAATGAGTTATAAATTAAACAAAACCGATGGTGAACTTTTAGTAGAATTAGCAGATGGTATTATTGATACTAATACCACTGACATAACCTTAGTTGGAAAAAACTATAAAGGTTTTGGCGAATTTGTAAATGAAAATTTTATTAAGATGGTAGAAAACTTTGCCGGAACAGCAACTCCAGGACAGCCTCTAGTTGGGCAATTGTGGTATGATACAGGCGAAGCTCGGCTAAAACTATATGACGGTAGTACATTTAGAACAGCCGGCGGACCAATTGTGTCTAGTACACGACCGACTATGGTTGCAGGCGACATTTGGATTGACAATGCTAATAATAAAATGTATTTCTTTGACGGAACTGATTTAGTATTAGTTGGACCAGAATATGACGCAGGCCAAGGACAGACTGGATTTGAAGTTGCATCGGTTATTGATATATCTGCACGAGAGCGTGTTGTTCTTAAGATTTGGATTGGCGGAACGCTGTTTGGAGTTATTACAAAAGAAGAGTTTAGACTTGCTGCTGAAAATAAGATACCTGGCTATCCTGACGACGCAGAAGATATTGTTATTCCTAAAAGACAGCTTTATAGACAAGGATTTAATTTAGTTGATACAAATTTTATCTATAGAGGAACATCTCAAGAAGCACTATCATTGATAGATCCAGATGGCCAAGCTTATACGTCTGCAGACTTTTTACCTACAGGTTCAAATGGCGAAACAACAGGTAGTATTCGAATTAAAAATAGTGCAGGCCTTAGTATAGGTATTGCAGATACAGAATATATGACACTAAAGATTGTAGGCACTACTACAACTTTAGAAACCCAACAAAGTGGAACAGATGTTGCTATTAGAACACGATCAGGCAACGCATTTAGTGATGCTGTAAAAATTATTTCAGCAACTAATAAAATTGGTTTATTTAATAGTAATCCTCAGTATACTTTAGACATTAACGGCGATTTTCATACAACTGGTAATACTGTAATCGAAGGTGACTTAACAGTTAACGGAAATGCAACTTATGTTAACGTATCTACAATTCAAGTTGAAGATAAAAATATAGAATTAGGCATAACAGATGGTAATATAGGCACTGATGTAGATATTGACAACGGCGGCTTAATACTTAAATCATCTGATGGCGATAAAACTATATTGTTTAACAATACAAATGATAGTTTTGATACTAATTTAAATCTAAATTTAACAACTAGTAATGAATACAGAATAAACAATGTGTCTGTACTAAACTCTACGGCACTTGGTACTGGTATTACAACTGCTATAGGACTATCTCAAATTGGTACTCTTGTAGATTTACAAGTTGACAATATTACTCTTGACGGAAACACTATTTCAACTAGTATAACTGGATTAACTATAGACCCGTCAGGACCGATTAGTGTATCAGATACACTAATTAAAAATGTGTTAGATCCTGTTGATAACCAAGACTCGGCAACAAAGGCTTACGTAGATAGAGAAATAGATTCAGAACCAGTTGTTTTTATGCTTGACACTACAGGGTTAAGTGCGCCAACTTCTGGCAACCCATATAGCGATGTTGCTGGCATTTTAGAAACATTATATCCGGCAACCGAAAAAGAAGACGGAACACAAGCAAGAATTCATTGTACTTCGTATACAGGTGTTACAGTAACAGGTATTGATGTGCAGTCGGCAATGAGTAAGAGTTATTTGTCAGTATTAACAGACGACTCAACAGCGCAATCAGTTGTACAAGACATTAACTTTAGTCCTGTTAATGCTAATGCAAACTTGACACCAACTAGGCAAACTATGACATTTGAAGTAGTTGGATCAGTTTGGAATTGGATTGGCACAGCATAATATTTTGAATTACGATAAATACAACATATAACAGGGGTTACAGCAAATGGCTTATACTATCGATAGATACAACAGACAAGTTTTAACAGTCGTCGAGGACGGTACGTTAGATCAAACCACCGACATTAAGCTTGTTGGTAAAAACTACGCCGGATATGGCGAAATTCAAAACGAAAATTTTGTATACTTACTAGAAAACTTTTCAGGAACAACAGCACCGCCAAAGGCAATTAGCGGACAAGTTTGGTTCGATTCTAGTGCAAGTAAACTGAAGTTTTATGATGGTACAAAATGGCGTACAACGGGCGGCGCTGAAGTACTATCAACTGCACCTTCAGGGTTAACAGAAGGTGATTTTTGGTGGGATACAAACAATGAACAATTATATGCATACAATGGTTCTGATTTTGTACTAGTAGGCCCACAAGATGCAGGCGATGGTGTAACACAAATGCAATCGCGTTCTGTGCGTAATACCCTTGGTCAAAATAAATCTGTTATTGTATCTGTTATTAATGACACTATTGTACATGTTATATCTAATGAAGAATTTACTATTGATAGCTCTGATGCTGAAAACAGAATTCCGGGGTTTGATGTCATTAAAAAGGGAATAACTCTTGTTAACACATTAGCGTCTACTAATGGCGTAACGTCAACAGATCACATTCTTTGGGGAACAGTATCTAACTCCAAAAAATTAAACGGCATTGACGCCTCGGCATATGTTGTATCTTCTCCAGGCCAGCCTACAAGCTTTTCTAATCTAGTAGAATTTAGTGATGTAGGTTACGCATTAGGCGATTCAAATGATTTACGTTGCTTTATCGAAAACGATAACGAAGGTGTACTACAAAATACTGCTTCAAAAATTACATTTAAAGCCCTAACGCTTAATAGTGCTGACACAAATAGGCCTTCAGAAACACCAGGATCGTTTGCAATTAAATCCAATTCTTTCGAACCTGGATTTAATGCAGACGGTGTAACAATTTCAACAGTTGATTTAGGTGCAGATAATGCTAGATTTAATAGAGTTTACTCTTCTAACTTTATTGGAACAAGCGAAAAAGCATCAGCACTTATAGTTAATGGCCAAAGTAGATCAGGTGACACTGCTATTGTTGCAAACACAGTTGCAGTTAGAGATGCAAGTGGAGACTTGCGTGCTAATTTATTTAGAGGAACGGCTCTTACTGCAAAATATGCTGACCTTGCAGAAAAATATACAACTGCGGGAGATTTAATACCTGGAACAGTAGTTGCAGTCTGCATGCATGAAGATCACGAAGTAGAAGCAGCACAAGTAGGAATGATTGCAATGGGTGTAGTTTCTACACAACCTGCACTTATAATGAATGAAGATCTAGACGGCCAAGCAATTGCACTTAAAGGACGAGTTCCAGTACGTGTTATCGGTGCTGTTAAAAAAGGACAGGTAGTATATGTTAATAAAGACGGATGCGCAAGTACTCAGATCAACGGCGGATCTAAAGTAGGTATTGCTTTAGAGACAAACAATTTAGAAGAAGAAAAATTAGTTGAGTGCGTATTAAAAACATAAATATATACGTATATAATGAGGAATTAAGAAATGGCAGTTAATCCAGGTGATTCAATTACAGCAGCACAATACAACGGCTTGCAAAGTAGAGTAGAACAAGTTTTAGGAAACGGCACTGGAGATTTTGGATACGGGCAATCAGTAACCAGTTCTCAGATATCTGCACCTTCTTCTCCTGGCGCCGGAGACGGTGATTCAATCACAGCAGCACAACTAGATAACATTCGTACTGATATGAATAAAGCTTGGGTTCATCAAACCGGACTAAATATTCCTTTAAGAAATATCGATGTTGGCGATGTTATTGGTGCAGATGTTAGTGGCACAGATATTACTTACAGTCTAGTAGATAACTCATACACAATTGATAATAGTGATAACACAGGCGGTTTTAATGATTATCTAGCAAAAATGGATGAATTAGAAACTAATCGCTTTGATATCGATCCCGGTGAAGATACTATTGCAGATATAGCTACTTCTACTAGAACATCTTCTTGGAACGGTACTATTAACTGCATATTCCAGTGCACATTTACTAGTGCCGATGCACGAAGACATTTTTTTAATAGTGGCGGCCAAATTAGATTTTCGTCAGCAGGATCTAACGGATCTGGGTCAAAATCGTCTGATTGGGCAACAATTATATCTAATCCTGGACAAATACAGTTTGGTTATAATTATACAACTGTTACTGGATCGACGTCCGGTGTTACATTAGCTACTTTTGGAAACGACGGGTTAACAGCTAGTTATCAAAATATTTTTGAAAAACAAGGTTCTGCCGCAGTATATGCTGAAAACCGATATAAAATTGAAGCTAAGGCTACTAACAGTAGCACACTTGAATTCCGTGTATCGTTTGAAGACAACGATGCTGGTGACCAGGCAGGTATTCCTCCAGCACCTTTTGGTCCTGCAGAAGACGAAAATGTAAATTTAGATATTACAACTACATTGGCAACTAGACGTGCGTCAGGATCAAATGTTAGTGTAGTAAATCCGGCAATTTCTGTAACAGACGACTTATAATAGACTTGACAAGCTCCTATCTTTAGTGTATAATACTACTAAATGAATAGGAGTTTCTTATGGACGAACGATTAGAGAAAGCGTTAGACTACTCTAACTACATGGTCACATTAAACAATCAAAAACGTGTATTAAAAGAAAAGTTTCGAGAACAAACAATATTTTACTATAACGGCGGCCAGTTTACAATAACTAAAGATTTGATTATGTGGTGTGTTTGGATGTGCGATACAGATAATCATGTAGATCAAGTTATTGTCGACGATAACGAAACACCGATATCAGTAACAGATGTTACAACTTTTTTAGATGATATTCAAGATTTATATTTTAAAGCTGTAAACGAATATCATGCAGAATACAAAAAATTAAGTTCTAATAGAAGTGTAGAGAAACTAGTAGAATATGAATAAAGGTGTTTTAGTTTTTGCTCGAAATAATGCACAAATAGATTATTGTAAGCAAGCGTATTCACTTGCTTTACGTGTGCGTAAGTATTTAAACTTGCCCACAACTATTGTAACTGATAGTACTGCGTTTCTGCTATCAGAATACCCTGATGCTGAAAACGTGTTTGATAATATTATTAGCATTGTCTGGAAAGATGAAGATCTTAAAGAAAATACTACTTTTAGTAAACACGAAAATCATAAAATTAGAACATTTTATGACGGTACATTAATAGAGAAAAAATTACAATTTAAAAATGAAACTCGTACACTTGCGTATGAACTAAGTCCGTATGACGAAACTCTAATGTTAGACACTGACGTTGTTATTTGTAATGATGTTTTTAATAATTGTTTTTCTCAACCACATAATTTTTTAATATATCAAGACTCGTATGATTTGGCAGACATTAATAGATCAAATGTATTCAACCGTATTTCGGACACTAGTGTTGATTTTTATTGGGCAACTTGTGTATACTTCAAAAAAACATTAGAAAACAAAGTATTTTTTAATCTATTACAACATATACAAGAAAATTGGACACATTATAATAATATTTTTCAGATAAACAGTCCTTATTATAGAAATGACTATAGTTTTAGTATTGCAATACATATTATGAATGGTTATCAAAAAGGCGATTTTGCAAAGCGCATGCCCGGAGTATTGTATTTTACAACAGACAAAAGTATTTTATGGGAAATGACAGATAACGAGTTATTCTTACTGTTAGAAAAAGAAAAATATAAAGGTGAATATGTGCCTCTTCGCATTAAAGATGCAAATGTGCATGTAATGAACAAATTTAGTTTAAACAGGTGTATTGATGAGCAGTAAAGGGTTTTTAATTTACGCTTCCGGTGAAGAATATGTTAAGCAAGCATACTTGTGTGCGTTAAGTATTATTGCTAGCGGAAATCGGTATCCTATAAGTATAGTAACAGATACAGAATTAGTAGAAAAGTATAAAAAAGTTTTTGATAACGTTATCGAAACACCGTGGAATACTCCTACAAAAAGTAGATTTCATACAGAAAACAGATGGAAACTTTATCATGCTACTCCGTATGAAGAAACAATCGTATTAGATAGCGATGTTTTGATACAACAAGACTTAGAATCTTTTTGGACACTAATGAAAAACTATAATCTATATTATCCAACTCGTGTGTTTACATATCGTAAGGATTTAGTAACTAGTAATTATTATAGAAAAGCATTTGTAGCTAACAGTCTACCTAATGTATATAATACTTTACATTTTTTTAGAAAATGTGATAAAAGTAAAGAATATTATGCCTGGTTAGAAACTATTTCTAACAATTGGGAATTATTTTATGGAAAATTTTGTAAAGAATATTATCCTAAACAACCTAGCATGGACATAACATGTGCTATTGCAGCTAAAATAATGGACATTGATACAGAAATTACAAATGTAAAAATGGACTTACCTATGATTGTACACATGAAACCAGCTATACAACGGTGGGAAAATGCAATATCTAAATGGCAAGACAGAGTCGGTGTGTATGTTAACAAAAAATTAAATTTAAAAGTAGGAAATCATTTACAAGATACTGTGTTTCATTATACAGAAAATGACTTTGTTACAGATGATATAATAAGGAAGTACGAATCATGTCTGACCGAATAGCATATGTTATTTTTAATAAAGAAACTGGTAGTATTTCTAGTATAACCAATGAAATATTAGAGACTGAAAATTTTATTCAAGTGTCACTTGACGATGTGTTGCATCTTAAAAATGGTCAAGAGTCATTAACAAGTTATCATGTACAGTATAATCCTAAAACTAAAGAGCTCGAACTCCAATCTAAAAATGAATTTGCATTAGATGCGGTTACAGTAAAGGATTTCATCTACGAGATTCCAGAAAACAACATCGATGACGCAGATGTACAAATTATACAAGACATTCCGAATACTTGTTGGAAAGTTATGCTAGGCAATTCTCTTAAAGAAAATATTAAGAAAAAAGGAATTAATTTAAACGTAAATTTCTTGTTTAGTATTACTGACAAAGGCGATCCCAACGTACTTTATAAAACTCTTTCTGTGCATATTGGAAAAACACTTAGTGATAACTACTGTATAGTTCCATTTGATATGCCGTTTGAGCTCACAGACAGTTCTATAAGCATATATACATCTAGAAGATTTGATACCTATCAATTTAAGAGGATTTTCGATGAGTAAAATTAAAATTGTCGACCAAGATATTATATTTTTAAGCTACGACGAACCCAATGCAGAAAAAAATTACGCAGACTTGTGTAGCAAGATTCCTTGGGCTAAACGTGTACACGGTGTAGAAGGATCAGATGCTGCACATAAGGCTTGCGCAGACCTAAGCGAAACTGAATATTTTGTTACTGTAGATGCAGATAACATTATTGATCAAGAATTTCTTAATCAAGAAGTAGACTATGAAGAATTGGGACTATCACCTGACCATGTGTTTAGCTGGTGCGGCAAGGTACATGTTAACGGGTTAATGTACGGAAATGGCGGCCTCAAAATGTGGACACGTAAATTTGTCCATAATATGAAAACACATGAAAACAGTACTGATGGAGATGAACGCGGTAAGGTTGAATTTTGTTTTGACGACAAATATCATCAGTTTAATGAAAATTTTAGTACTAGCTATACTAACGCAACTCCCTGGCAAGCTTGGAGAGCAGGATTTCGAGAAGGCGTTAAAATGAGCTTAGATCAGGGTGCTAAAGTAGACGATATTAAGAAGACCTGGTGGCAAAACTTTGATAGATTGCGTGTATGGTGCTCTGTTGGTGCCGATGTAGAGAACGGCATTTGGAGTGTGCTTGGCGCACGACAAGGATTGTATAAAACAATGTGTACAGACTGGGACTATGCAAATGTTCGTGACTTTGAATGGTTAAACAAATTTTGGAAAGAAGAAGTTCGTAGTAATATTGATAGTGAACACGAAGTATACAACGAAGTTGAAGAACTTGGTAAACAATTACGTGCCAATTTAGGTATTGAGGTTGCAGAACTTGATGCACATGGTAGTAAATTTTTTAAAGCACTATACAATAATAGTCCTAGAGTGATAAGGAAAAAACGTGTCTGAAAATATTAAAGGCGATAAAGTACGACTAATTAAAGGAAAATATCAAAGCCAGTATTTTGAAGATGCTAATGACTTAATTAAAGGCCTCAATTCAGTTAGTCCTAGTTTTTGTTTAGCAAAATGGTATAGTGTAAGCTTGCACTTGCCTACTGGAAAAACACATAGCTGCTATCATCCACCGGCACATAATATTCCTCTAGAAGAACTTAAAGAATCACCTGATGCATTGCACAACACAAAATACAAAAAAGAACAACGTGCTAAGATGCTGAAAGGCGAACGGCCCAAAGAGTGTGAATTTTGTTGGGCGCTAGAAGATCAAGGTAATTTAAGTGATCGTGCATATCGTAGTAAAGATGTTTATGAACCGGGTCTTATAGAAGCGGCGCAAAAAGATGAAAATCCTAAGCCTAAATATTTAGAAGTAAATTTTAATCAAGCGTGTAATTTAAAATGTGCATATTGTTCACCTCATTTGTCAACTGAATGGCATAAGGAGGTAAAAGAACACGGTGCTTATGAATTAACTACTGGAAATCATAATGATCCAAGGTGGGTAGATAGTTTAGGAATTGACAATTCTCCCAATAATCCATATGTAACAGCATTTTGGGATTGGTTTCCTGATGTGTATCGTACTTTAAAGACATTTAGAATGACAGGCGGCGAACCATTAATGGATAAAAATACTTTTAAAGTATTTGATTATGTAAAACAAAATCCGCATACTGATCTACAGTTAAGCATTACAAGTAATTGCTGTCCTCCTGGAAATCAATGGCAAAAATTTATAAATGACTTAAAAGAAATCACAGATAAAGATGCTGTAGATCATTTTATGTTATTTTGTAGTTTAGATAGCTGGGGAGAGCAAGCGGAATATATTCGTAATGGGTTAGATTTTAACGTACTATATAAAAATGTTACACAATATTTACGAGAATCACAGAAACATAGTTTAACATTTATTATTACTGCAAATTTACTAAGCCTTCCTAATTGGTTGGAGTATATTAAACAAATACATAAACTGCGTTGTGAGTTCAATACTGACAGACAACTTATATGGTTCGATACTCCGATGTTACATGACCCTAAGTGGTTAAGTATGAAACTTGCAAGGCCGGAAATGCTAAAAAGTTTACAAGACAGTATTGATTATATGAAACAAAATCCTGAAACTGCGTTAAACAGATTTAAGGGGTTTAAAGACTACGAAGTTGATAAAGTCAGAAGACTCCTAGAGTGGGCACAAGAGCCGTTAAATACACATGAACAAGAATCAGCTATGAGAAATTTTAATCTGTTTTTTAAACAACACGACAAGCGTCGAAATACAGATATTAATAAAGTATTTCCTGAATTAAAAGAATTTATAAACGAGTGTGAAACTATATGACAAATATTGATAGAATTAAACATACTAGAGACAGATTAAATGCTGTTGGCCCTGGAATGTGTGCAATGAAGTGGCTACACCAGACGTTATACTTGCATACAGGCGATAATCACAGTTGCTATCATCCACGTCCTCATCATATTCCCCTTCATGAAATCGAAGCAGATCCTAGCGCATTGCATAATACTAAGTTTAAAAAAGAACAGCGTAAAACTATGCTAGAAGGCGGCCGCCCTGATGAATGTTACTATTGCTGGAATATTGAGGATCTTGAAGGAGATCAAATTTCTGACAGAATGCTTCATAGCCACAGTAACTTTGCAGTAAACGAAATTGAAAATTTAGCAAAACTTCCGTGGGACGCTAATATAAATCCAAAATACTTAGAAGTATCCTTTGGTAACGGTTGTAATTATCGCTGCGGTTACTGCTCACCTCAAG